CAATCCGAGAACAGCAGAGAGTCTGTTCAAACAGAAGTTGCGCACGATGATAGGCAGTACGGCACATACGCAGAATATTGCCGATCAGGCGATGGAGCTGGCTGGACAATTCATGACGGAGGATGAGATAAGCAACTCGGATGTCTACCGGGTGATAGAGAATGTGAGCTGTGTGTGTGAGGAAGCGATGCAGGTGCTGGTCGAAGAACTGCAGAAAGTGACACGCCTTCATGAAATACTGACGGGTGATTCGGATGACATCAAGCGGAAAGCGATTGAGGAATTATAAATGAGCAATATATCAAGAGATAAACGATATGAGAAAGCAGATTTTGACAGATAACGAGACAAAGACCTTCCTGATGAAGACCTTTAAGTGCAGCCGCCAGGCTGTGTGGCAGGCACTGAATTTTGTCCGTGACAGCGACCAAGCCCGCCGGATCCGCACCCTCGCCCTGAAACGAGGCGGCAAGCTGACTGACGGCGAATTCATCCCCAACTGTGAAACGACCTTTGAAGAGTGTGAGCATACCATGACCTGCACCTTCGGTCCCCGTGTAAAACTGGTAGTCCACCGGAAGACCAACGATGTGGACGTGTACGTGGACGGAAAACGGACCGAAACCTACCAATGTGAGTTTGTATCAGACTTCATGCAGCTGCAGCACGAGACCCAACAGATGGCAGCCGCCTTATAAACAGCAATGAAATGGAGTATTATGGAAAGATATTGTGCATATCATACAAGGATTTGACCTATGATGACCGTCCGGTGATTCGGGAAGACGGAAAGGCCGACTACAGCAAGAGCCGTGCGCTGCGAGGACATCATCCCTCCATGCTTTCCATGGAAGAACTTGCTCCCATCATGTCGGTACCCAATTACAAGAAGTTGGCGGCCAGGAAAGAAATCAACGTAGTGCGACAAGGCAAGGGGCTTGGAAGTTATGCACTGATAGAGATTGCCACCATGCCCCTGCGATTTCAGGAACGGATAAAATTAAAATACGGAGAAATGAAAGAAGATATTTTGAGAAACTGGTTTATCGGTCATTACCACATCGATGCGAAAGCCCGGGAATTCTACACCCGGTTCCGCTTTGACAACGGCGACACCCTGCCACCGGAACACATCCAGGAATATACGGTGAACGCTTCGGTCATTGAAGCCGTGCTTCGTGCGATGGACGATGCCACCTTTATGCGCAAGGCCATGAAGGCCGGTCCGGTGAACTGGGGCGAGTTGGCAGGAGCCATCAGCTATTATCAGGCAGAGTTCGGGCATACCTTGCCTGTGAGTTCCAACCGCTTCAAGAAGCGTGTGAATGACTTCAAGGCCAACGGATATGAAAGCCTTATCAGCCGCAAGTTCATGAACCAGAACCGCCGGAAAGTGACTTATAAGATTGAAGACCTGGTCCGTGGTCTTGCCGCCCAAGCGGAGCACCCTTATGATACCGTAGTGGCAGAAATGTATAACCAGTTTGTGACAGGGAACTGCGAAGCCTACGATCCGGAAACGGGTGAAATCTTCAACCCTGAAGACTTCACTGACAAAAGCGGGAATCCGGTGGTTTTGAGCAAAGCTACGATAGCCAACATATTGAAACAGCCCAAGACCATTGCCTTGCTGGCCAAAGTTCACCAGACCCAATGGAACTTCAACAACTCCCAGCGCCCCTACCATCTGCGCAGCCTGCCGCAATATGCATTCAGCAAGATTTCCGCTGACGACCGCGACCTTCCGCGACCTATGCGCGATGGGAACTATGTGCATGCCTATTATGTAAGTGACGTGGCGAGCGGTGCCGTTGTAGGATACGCCTACAACCGGAACAAGAACAAGGACCTGTTTCTGGATTGTATGAGGAACATGTTTCAGACCATCGACCAGAACGGCTGGTATATGCCGGCACAGATAGAGGTGGAACACCATTTGGTGAACAAATTCACAGACGGTCTGATGCAAGCCGGTGTGGTTTTTCCCCTCATACACTGGTGCAACCCCGGCAACAGCCGTGAGAAACGCCAGGAGCACGTGAACCGCGGCAAGAAGTACAGCGTGGAAAAACGGACTCAGCAGAATATCGGCCGCTGGTGGGCCAAACTGGAAGCCAACCGCCCGAAAGTGGAAAAGGTATATGATGAACTGAACAACACCTATCGGGTACCTACCTATACTTACGAGCAGCTTGTGGCTGATGATATTGCTTCCATCAAAGAATGGAACAACCAGCCGCACCCCAATCAAAAGAAATATCCTGGCATGACGCGTTGGGATGTGCTTTGCGGGACACAAAACCCGGATCTTCGTCCTTGGGATAAAGCGGTGTTGTACCGGTATATCGGTGAGCATACCGAAACGTCCATCCGGCAGAATGCCTATTTGACGGTAAACCATGAAGTATATCGTCTGTCCGACCCGAACGTAATAGACCGGTTGGAACCGCGCAACTACCAAGTGGATGCCTATTGGCTGGCAGGCGCAGACGGTAATGTGCAGGAAATTTATGTATATCAGCATGGCCGGTTAATAGACACCTGCCAGAAGGTGAAACGTTACAATGAAGCCACTGCCGAGCAGACCGAAGTCGACAAGGCAGCCTATACCGAACAATCCAAGTATGTAGCTCAATTCGATAAGATGATAAAGGACGGCAAGATTAAGCGTGTGGGTATCCTTGCCAAAGAGGAAACGAAGCTGATAACAGAGGTACAGGCGGAAGCCGTTCCCCTTCCTACCCAAGCCGAGGAAGAAGATTACTCAGCCTATATGGACATCAGTGCCTTCGAGCATGATGCAGTAGCCAAGATATAATTAATTTAAAACAGCATTCAAATGGAAATAACAAATGAAGTAAAGCAGCGTATTGTGGCAGCGATAGCCGCCGATCGTGAAAATTATCCCAGTGACAACCGTCATGCCACGGCACTGGGCATAGCCCCCAGTGTGTACAATACCATCAAGCGGGGCAATTATGAAAAGCAGGTCAGTGATGCCAACTGGGTAGGCATAGCCCGAAGACTGGGCGTGCAACTGCGTACAGAAATGCCCTGGCTGGCAGCACAGACCCCGACCTATGTGTTTGTGAGCAAGCAGCTGGAAGTGTGCCAGGGAAGCGGGCTGAGCGCCATCCTGTGCGATATGCCCAATATCGGCAAGACCTTTACAGCGAAAGCTTACGTGAAGCAGCACAAGCACGCCGTATATGTGGACTGCAGCCAGGTGAAGACCAAGTTGAAGCTGATACGCTACATTGCCAAGGAATTCGGTGTGACCAGCAACGGACGCTACAGCGACGTGTATGAGGATCTGGTGGCCTACCTGCGCACGATTGATACGCCCCTGGTTATTCTGGATGAAGCCGGCGACCTGCAGTATGAAGCCTTCCTGGAGCTGAAGGCGCTTTGGAACGCTACGGAACGCTGCTGTGCCTGGTATATGATGGGTGCCGACGGGCTGAAGGAAAAGATTAACCGTGCCATCGAAGGCAAGAAGGTGGGCTATACCGAAATGTTAAGCCGCTACGGTGACTCCTACAGCAAGGTGACCCCGGATGATGCGCAGGAACGCGAAAAGTTTCTGAAGGCACAGGCAGCCATTGTAGCCAAAATCAATGCCCCGGACGGTGCCGACATTGCCAAGATTGTTCACAGCACCGGAGGCGGCTTGCGGCGCGTATATACCGAAATCGAAAAATTAAGGAGGATGCAAGCATGAAACTGAAAAGAGCCTACAGCCCCGGTGAGGTGCTGAACATGAAAAGACCCCGGTATGAATTTACCGGGGATTGGCAAGCCTCGATAGGTAACCCTGCCAAAAGCGGTGTGTGGATTATCTGGGGTGCCAGCGGGAACGGAAAGAGCAGCTTTGTGATGCAGCTGGCCAAGTACCTGTGCGGCTTTGGACGTGTAATCTATGACAGCCTTGAGGAAAGCACCGGCCTTTCGTTCCAGATGAGTCTGAAACGGCATAAGATGGACGAAGTGCGCAAGCGTTTGGTTATCCTTGACCGCGAGTCGATGGACCAGTTGGAGGAACGCCTGCAGCGCCGGGGCAGTCCCGGCATCGTGATTATCGACAGTTTCCAGTATAGCGGTTTGAACTACAAGACCTACAAGGAGTTTAAGGAGCGCCACCCCAAGAAACTGTTTATCTTCATCAGCCATGCAGAAGGATCACATCCGGCAGGCAGAAGCGCCCGCAAGGTGGAATATGATGCCGATGTGAAAATCATGGTGAGCTGTTTCAAGGCCTGGTGTAAGAGCCGTTTTATGGAAAAGCCCGGTGAACCCTATGTGATTTGGGAAGAAGGTGCTGCCAAAACATTGAAGGACGATAATATGGAGGATTATTTGAATGATGGAATGGGAGAATAAGCTGTACCAGATATTGCTGCCTGGTCGTGAAGCCTTGGGCGTGATGGAAGACTGGCTGGAATGTAACATAGAAACAGACATTCGTCTGCGCAGAGCCAAGACGAAAGGGCATTTAGTGATAGAAACGACGGATACCATGTTTGCCAACCGTATTCGGATGTGGCATCCCGGATGTAAAATAAATATTAAAGATTTAAAATGATGGAAGAGCAAAAGAAAACCTGCTGCATCTGCAGCAAAGAGTTGGAGGGTTACGGATACAACCCGTTTCCCGTGAAAGAGGAAGGCATCTGTTGCCGTTCGTGTAATTACAGCGTAGTCATTCCGGAGCGATGGAAACGCCACAAGGCTTATCAACGCGGTGAGGAAATCGAAAACAAGCGAGTGTATATCAGTGGAGCCATTGCCCACTATGATATGGCAGAGCGCAAGGAAGCCTTCGGACGTGCCGAAGAATTGTTGAGAACTGAGGGCTATGATCCGGTAAACCCATTCAATAACGGCCTGCCGGAAGAAGCCCACTGGAAAGCCCACATGCGGGCCGATATTGCCCTGCTGCTGGCTTGTGACTATATCTACATGCTGAAGGACTGGGAACTGAGCAAGGGAGCCAAGCTGGAACTTGACGTAGCCAGTTCGTGTGGCATTAAAGTATTGTTTGAATAACCTTTAAGTTTTTGAATTATGGCAAAAGAAATTACGGTACTTGTAAAGTTTAGAGGAGCAGTTCCTGAAGATGTAAGTATTGCTGACATAGAGGAGCAAATAGATCGCAATCTTGAAGACAGCTTTCGTTTGAATTTCTCGGATTCCAAAGAAGAAGATGATGATTTGAGAGAACCGTGGATAGAACGTGAGGATATGTATATTACAGAAAAAGGATTCCAATTATTAATAGACTAATACAATAAAGATGGCACAGGAAGTGACAAATTTCGCCCGGTTTTATGCTTCGTTCAATAAGCTGCCCTGTACAGGAGACCGGGAAGGGCTAAAGAAGCAAATCGTTCTGCAGTACACGTGGAACCGTACGGAAAGCCTCCGTGAAATGACATCCAAGGAATATGAAGCCTGCTGCTGTGCCTTGGAGAAACTAACCGGGCAGGATGAATGGAGACAGAAACTTCGCGAGGAACTGCGGCGGAAACGCAGCGTATGTCTGAAACTGATGCAACAGTTGGGTATAGACACCACCGATTGGAACCGAGTCAACGAATTTTGCAACAATCCCCGGATAGCCGGCAAGCCCTTTGTTCAGATTAGTACAGCGGAGCTGGAACACCTGGCCATCAAACTGCGGGCTATCCAACGAAAAGGAGGTTTAACCGATAAATAGAACAATATGGATAAAAAAGCACATGAAGCGCTTGAGCGCATAAGAAAAGACGTGATTCTAACGACATCCGATCTGGAGAACCAGGATGCAGCAGAGTTTTTCAACGAGCTGGCCGACTGGGCGTATGCCAACGGTGAAGCCATGCTGATAGACGATGAACCGGAAAAGCAGGATGGTGAGGAAGAATAAAAAACAAGTGATAAACATTCAAAATGATTTAAACATGGAAAAGAACAACCAAAGTGTGGACATCAAGTCCCTGAGTAAAGAACAGCGAGCAGCCCTCATGGCCCAGCTGCAGCAAGAAGAGAAAGAAGAC